ATCTGATAACGGAACCCATGTTAGTTCTTTTTCTTTAACAACGATATCCATACCGTTGTTTTTCTTGAATTTACCTAAGTCAAAACTTTTTTTACCTATTGGTTTTTTTGGTGGTTTACCCATAATTGTATATATTTAAAACTTTTTTAGTTAAAATAATGGGTACATTAACGTACCCATTATTTAATTAATTGATTGATTAAAAAGGTAAGTCGTCTTCCTCTTCTTCTTCTGTTACTTTTACAGTTGATTGTGTAGTATCGACAACTGGTACAGCTTCAGCTATTTCATGCTTATTGTTGAATCCCATTTCTATTTCAGATGATGGGTCTTCTTGTTTAGAAGAAGGTGTTTCATTTTCTGCTTCTAATTTTTCTTTAGCTACAAACTTTTCCTGTTCTTTACTCCAAACTGGCGTGTAACCTCTAACTACAATATCTAAATAATCATAGTTTCTAGTACTATATACATCTCTCCAAGTTCTATTATCACTAAGCCATTCATTAGATTTAGCTTCGTCATCACTTAGTTTTGTACTCTCTAGTGGGTAACTTATTGATTGAACAACTGGAATCTTCATTTGGTTTCTAGAAATATTAATAATTAAATCTCTACCAGTTTCTGGGTCAGTTACATCGTGTTTTACAACTTTTATTGCGTTCATTATTTTATCTAACGTACCACCCTTGTCGTATGAATGATTAAATCTCCAGAATTTAACCCCTTCGTCTTCTTTACCTCTTTCAATAACTTTCAAGATGTACATTTTCTTTTCTGAAAACTTCTTAACTAACTCTTTATTCATGTCAGCTAATGCAGTATCTCCAGCGGCTTTAGCGTCTCTATACCTTTTAAGGAATATATCTTTTGCTTGACAGAAAGGGCATTCGCTGTTTTCTTCTTTATCTAAACATGGAAATGTTTTCCAGGCACCATCTACTTGAGCCTTGTGTCCGTAAAATTCAACCCAAAATTTACTCTGACCATCAATTGGTAGAATTCTAATTTGTTTGTCTGCAGAATTTTCTGTTTTAGGAATCCAAGTACTGAAATAGTTTTCTAATTTGTACTCTTTTTGTTTTGAGTTTGAGTTTGTTTGTTTTTTGGAGTTCTCATACTCCTTCATCATTTCTTCGAAATTGCTCATAATTGCTTTAGTTTAAATTTTTATTGTTTTGCTATAGTCTTACAAGTTTAACTTGCTTATATAAATATGTTCAAATACTATAAAAGATAATATTATTACATATTTTTTTAACTTAACCCTACAAATATACTTCTATTTTAAACTTATTACAATAGTTTATTAAAAAAAAATGAGATAATCTTTGAAATTATCTCATTTTTAATATTTTAACTGTTATATATTTTAAATATCTTCTTCTTCGTAATCGTTGTCGGAATCAAAAGTATCTTTTACACTAGCATCTGAATAATCGCTATCTATACTCTCTTTATCTAATATATATTCTTTTTCCTCGTCTGGAATAATGTCGTATTGGTCTTTTTGATTTGCCCAAAAATCCGTTAACTTCATATTATAAGGGTAAGAATCTAAAGAGCGCATTTCTATTTTTTCTTCTGGGGTAGGTGCTCTTTTTTGTAGTTCATTTTCTAAATCGTCAATCTTAGTCGATATCTTATCCATAGAACTAATTTGAGTTTCTAAGTTACCAATCATACCCATTAATTTATCTATTTTTTCATTAGCAGCGTCTGCTGATAATTTAGCCTCTTCAGAACCCTTAACTAATTCAGTTACGTCTAATTCTACTTCGTCTTCAGCAGGTTCTTCTTCTTCTCCGAATGAGTCTTCTTCATCACCTTCTTCTTCATCACCAAATGACAATTCTTCACTTTCAGCTTCGTCTTCACCTTCAGCTTCTTCTTCACCTTCAGCTTCGTCTTCACCTTCAGCTTCGTCTTCGGCAGCTTCTGCTTCTCCTCCGAATGGGTCTTCTTCTTCTTCGTTAAATGTTTGACTACCTAATATAATTTCTTCGTCTTTATCTAACTCTGGTTCTGACCTATCTTCATAAAAAGAATATTCTGACATCATTTTAAATTTAGATACTTCTTCTTTAAGAAGGTCTTTGTTAAATTTTTTCTTTTTCATAACTATAGTAATAATTCCCTACCGTCTTCGGTGATTATTCTTTTATTTATTCTTTCAACTAAACTCTTATCATTTTTTATAACGCACTCATTAGAAGTACAGTCCATTTCTGATTGTATTCCGTTTAAGTCTTCGTCACTATTAAGAAAATTGTTTATGTTGTTTTTTAATTTATTATTGCTCATAACATAAAATTTTAGTAGTCTTATATATAATATAAATATGTGAAAAATACTAAAAAATACGCTTTATCTCAGATATCTTTAACTTATTATTATTAATTAGTATAATTCTATCCTGATAGTCTTCCCAGTTTATTTTAATTGATTTATGGTCTACGTTTCCTGGTGAGCTGATATATTCGGTTTCAATAAGTCTATTTAACGCATTAATTGTGTAAATACAATTAGACTTTTTATGAATTAATATAGCGTTTGGAAATAAGTCTTTAAAGTTAACTCTTTCAGTTCTAGATATAGTAAATTTAAATGTTACAATAAGTTTAGACAAGTCTTCTAAATTTTTAAAAACAAATACTTTATTTTTGGGGATAGAAAACTCTGATTCTAAATAATCAATAAACCAATCTATTTTATCTGGGGTGATAAATGACGCTAATAATATGTTTTTATTCATTATTTCTTAACAAGTATATTAGAGGTACGTACTTAATCTCATCATTAAGTACACTTAACTCTTTCTTATACTCTATAAGTATCTTTTCATCTGACAAAAAAACATCTGACATATCTTTTATTTTATCTATAAAGATGTTTTTTGATTTACCTATGTAATCTACTTGTCTTAAATCAAAACCATAAATCATATCATTTATGTACGTATACACCATATTTTCATATGAAAAAGTGATAACGTTTTCACTTATTTTAATTTGATTAAAAACTTTATTTATTTCATCAGAATCACTAAGTATTAAATCAATAAACTTAAAGTTAGCCGATTTTAATAGTTCATCATATGAAAATTTTATAAAGTAAAATAAATCTTCTTCAAATAAATCTCTTTTTTCTAACCTAGTAAAGGTCCAAAAAGTATTTGTATTTATTTTTCTATCTAGATAAGATATCTTGTCGGTAAAACTTTTAGCGTTGTCTAAACCAATTATAAGTGTGGGTAAATTTTCGATAATTTCATCAGTTGACTTAATAAGATTAAAGTTTTTATCAATCTTAATATGTCTTTCACATACAACATTACCTATTAACATAATGTAAAAATACTAATAAATTTTTTAAAAACAAAATTTTAAATATTATTAAGTACCTGTGTCTTGAATAAAGTCAAGGTTAGAAGCATTAAATGCCCCTCTAGTTGAAAATAATTCTCTTTCGTTGAACTTTCTTTCACGCCCGTAATTCCCTCTTTTGGTCATTTTACCATAACAATCTCCTTTTGATGTTTTACAATATTCTTGACCGTTATTTAATGGTGCTTTATCAATACATTCACAATCTAAAAGACCATTTGGGAATGGAGGGTACCCCGTTTTCCATAGTTCCATTTTTCGGTCTTTTATAAATGATTCACGCATTAATTTTTCAAATGGAAATGTGTATGGGTCAACCCTGTGTCTTGGTGCAACCCAATGATGACCTGTTATATATTTTAATTTTGGACAAATTTCAAACAACTCTTTAAGTAGTTTAAGTAATGAATTGTACGCTTCATCTTTTATTTTTGTTGAACCAGGTACGTCCTTATCTAAGCCTCTAGTTTGAAATGATATTCCTATACTGTACCCGTTAACACCGATTCCGTTTGGTCCGTAACTTGCTCCAGCGTGACCTGCCCTTCTTCTTACGTCGATTAATTGTATTACTTTGCCAACACCGCCAGCAGAGCCATCGTTATCTATAATAAAATGATAAGCAGACCCCTTTGTTTCTAATGCATTTATTGCAACACCGAAGCTGGATGAGCCAGTCCAGTGTAATACTATAGTATCAATTTTATCTATACTTCTATTTACCCCAGATTTTAATTTAGGTGCTGTTAAATGGGAAAACTCTTCTTCGGTTAAATGTTTTATTTCTTTTTCTTTTGCCATAATTATATATTTTTATTCATTATTAACCAATTTTTATAACCTTACTTTTAACAGTATCGGGTGGGGTTAGTGGGCTAGTAATTTTTATCTTCTTATTACTTATGGTGTCAGCTTTACCACCGTCTGTTACCGAGCCTATTAAACTTTGAAATAATTGAACCTCTGTAATTAAAGGTGTTTTTACTTTTTTTATTCTAGACCCTTTAAATGTTGTTTTCATGTTGTGAGCCGTTATACTATGTGTTGTATTGTGAATTAAATAAGCACCCTTGAACATTGGTATATTGTTTAATTGAAAATACATCATAGGTTGTATTGTAACGTTACCCATCATTTCAACCTCAGCAGAATATGCTCTTTTTTGATAAACATTAAATAAATTTTGACCCTTATATGAAGGACTAGTTTTATCACCAGTATCAGATATATCACTAATCGATTCTAAAGATTCAGCAGTCTCCGTAAACTCTCTTTGGTCTAGTTTTACATCTTTAAAAATACTTTGATTTCCCTTACCATAACTGACTAAAAAGTATGGTATTTTATATCCTTTTTCTTTACCTTCGTTTTTAAACACATCTGGTAGTGACAAAGGATTTGCTAATGTTTCAGTTTCGTCATCACAGTTACCATCACTTATTATAGAAAAACCATCATCTTTATGTTCTGGGTCATTTAAATTTAAGTTAGATGACTTTTGACCGACATATACGCAAACAAATGCTGCACCTGCTGATGTATCTGAAATCTCTTCACTCCAAGCATAAGGGGTAAAAACATCTTCTTTCATTTTTTTCGCAGTAGTAAAGTCTATAAATGAGGGTAACGCTATGAAGTTAAAATTATTTTCAAGAAGTATTGTATTGACTAAGTCAAAAAAACTTTGATTGTAATTACTTACCATTTTTTGTTGCACACTTAATGGGTTAATTAAAAATTTATCACCTATGTCTAAGAATCCAGCATCTAAAAATCTAAAACTTTCAGCTATTTTGTCTATGTTAGTACATGTTAGGTTTTTTGTTTCACCACCAAGCCATTTGTCATTTATAGATGACAACGTTCTGTAGATATTTAATTTAATAATATCGTCATCCACATTATTAAATATTTTTTGTTGTATTCTATCGTTTTTATCTTTACTTTTATCCTTTGTTAGCTCTAAAAATCTTTTAAAGAAATTAGTAAGTACCCTGTCAAAATCTTCTTTAGCACATGTTATCTCTCCAGTATAATTACCTTTAGAGTCTCCTTCAGTTGGTCTAAATATTCTAGGTGCTGCGTTCATTACATCGTAATACTGAGCGAATAGACTACTTAAATGCTTCTGTGCTCCACCGTTGGCAGATAGTGTTAGGTCAAATTGAAATATTTCATCTGCGCCTTGGTGTCCGTCTTCATCTTGGGCATTATTTGTTATCTTTTTTTTGGTATAAAAATTCATTTTTTCACCAATGTCTGCTACATTATCATCACTTGATGAATATACTATATCTGGTATTGGTGATATATTTTCATAATTTTCAAAAACTTCTAAAAAGTTAGCTCCTTTAGCGTTTTTACCTTCTTTAGCTATATGATAGACACCTATAAGTGGTGCTTTTTCTTCTTTCAATACGAACTTAAGGTCAGATATTTTAATTGCTTTTACACCATTAGAAATAGCGGAGCTAACCAATTCAAATCTCTTAGCGGTTCCCGTTAAATCACTATCAAATATTTTTAAAGATACAGATGAAGACGTGGCGTTATAAAGATTTTTTCCATTTACCTTCAAAAATTCAGCAGTTACAATTCTTTCAGTACAAGCTTTATGCTTAGTTTTTAAGTCTTCTGCACTACTGAATAATTCATAATTTCTTTGTATGGTTTCAAAATCATTATTAACAAAACTAATGAAAATTCTTTTAAATTCTTCTCTTACTTGCTTGGGTAGATTTAAAATTACATTATCAACTTGGGCATAACTTTTTTTGTCTTGATTAAAACTAGAAAACCCCCCACTGAAATCTCTATCAAGGTCCATTAACAAAGCTAATCCCGCACCACTTTGCTCGTCATCATTGTATCTTAGATATTCATGCGTTTTTGGAATGTAACTTTGTTTAGTTTGGTAAGGTAATATTAATTGCCTGTGACTGGGGGTAGTCCCATCTGTTGCATGTGGGTCTTTACCTGCTGAGTTCCATTTAATTATATCACCAATATAAGTGGTGCCTCCACCTGGCTTTGCGGTTCTTGATTTGTCAAATCTATATAATAAAGCACCTATAAATGCACACCATAATTTAGGTGCTTTTGTAAATGAACCATTACTACCATATACTCCCTTTAGAATAAAAGTAGTATCATCATTTTGAAAGCTTTTACCTTTATTATCCCATAAATCAAATAAACTGACATCTGGTGAATCACCCCCTATTATGGATGTGACTATCTTACTTTCCTCACCAGAGTCTAATACATCACCTATAACCCCTTCCCATGATATTGTGTGTAAGAATAAAAAGGCTTTCGCTTCATCTGTTTCTTGACTATAATAAAATAAACTACCAAATAAACTAAATGAATGAGCGAAAGGAAAGTTATCACCAACTAAAGGTGATTTATTTCCAGCGTTATCATATCGCAAACCAGTATCATTGTCTTCTAAATTACTAAAACTCATGTCCACGAATGGCACATACACTTCATCTATACCACATTTTCCGTTTGCTAACTGCCCAATTACTTCTCTAGTTTGATATTGTGAAGCATCCGTAGTTCCTTTAACCTTTCCGTTTAACAACCCATCAACAAGTGTTTCAGCTGCAAAATATGGAGATAAGGGACTAAAAAGTTTAGATTCTACGTCTTTACGTTTGTTTTTAAATATATATTTTTCATCTGTCCCTTGTTCGGTTAACGTTTTAGAGCCAAATTTTATATCATTGGTTACTGCCTGGTAGTCTGAATCTTCTTTATCTGATAACTTTAAAGTATCATATACCCATTGTAAAGTGTCAAATGTATAAGGTTTCATTGCAGTATTAAATTCTTTTTTTGTTATAGTTCCACTACTTACATTAATATCATTCGAATTTATCAATCTTTTTTTAGCTAAAAATGTACCTCCACACCATTCTTCTAATGCTGTAGGATTAACGTAAGTCACCCAATCACTTTTAACCCCTATTATATTATCGTCGTTCGCACCATAAAAATAAGCTTTTAATACAGTGTCTTCAGCGGCTTTAGCTTGCCCCTTTTGTTCGTTTTTTGTATAATATATTTTATCTATTTCTAGAGTTTTATAAATACTATTATACATATCTAATGCGTCACCCTCAATTGTTGCTTGTTGACTAAAAGAATCAGAAAAATATATATTATTTGCTCTTAAGACTTCTTCTTCTAATAGTCTAATTTCATTACTACTTTCAGAAATCGTTTTTTTATACTCATCAAGTGCTGATGACTCAGCTATTGTGGGAGACCCAGCTATAGGTATTCCATCATCATCAGCTAATATTTTAAAAAGTAAGGCGCCGTCATCTTCTTTTTTAATCATGTTGTTTATTGTCGAATTACCTAAAACATAGTTGGTACTAGTAAATATTAATTCTTTTGACAACTCTACTAGCTCGGCTTTAGACTTAAAAATACGTGTGTTTGGAACAGTAGAAAAAGTACCTGGAGGTACAGTATCTTTGTAAAAGTCTTTACCATCAAATCCTCCACTTATAGGTATATATTGTACAGCTTTTTTAGCGGGAAGAGAATTACCCTGGATTTTATTATTTTTTATAGTTCTTACACCGTCATTTACAACACCTTTGCCAGTACCATTATCTTGTCGTATATATTTGTAAACATAAATATCTTTAAGCCCGAAAGATTCTTTAGATATAGAGACGTCTTTATAAAACATTCTACCATCACTATCTTCTGGATGTGATACACCTTCAATTGTTGTTCCTGTATATCCTTCACCATTTGAATTTGACCACAATTCAGTTATTTCTTCAACAGCTCCAGGAATTCCTTTTGTTCCGCTTGCTAGGTCTCTAATTCCTCTAATAAAGTTATCTTTTGGTATTGTGTCAAAATCTTTTTCTAAAACACTAAGTAAATTATCAGCTTCAAGTTTACCCATAATACTTATTTGTCTTTTACCAATTAGTCTATTAGTAACACCTAAATAAGTAAAAGTTCTAAATAATAAACATCTAATAGCTTCTTGAACTGTACCTGAACTTCTTTCTGATTTTAAAGCTTCATTGTATGGATTATTTAAAATTAAACTATCATCTTCCCCGTTAAATGGTATTCTAGCTTCAGCTGGTGATACAGGGAAAAAATCAGATATGTTAGTAGACCCAGCTAATTCTCTTAACTCGTCTTCTTTAGCTATTTTCATTAGGTTGGTTAGTAGTTCTTCTACAAACATAACCTCATTTACGTTTTCATATTGTCCTTCTGGTAAATCTGAACCAATCCATGTTTCAACAAGAGTTCCATTTTTAACTTTTCTGTATTCTGGCCATGGGTATATTTGCTTGTCTTTATTTTCGTTTTTATTAAACTCAGGTAGCTTTTTAATAGCTGTTTTTCTAGTTTGACTTTTTTCAGCTTCTTTAGATACCTCTCTTAGAGTTTCTAAGAATATTTGAGCATGAATACATAGTATATTAACTATGTTTCTTATAGTTGGCTTAAATGTAAGAGTATCTACTTTACTTTTTAAGATACTAGTTAGGTTGTCTTCTAGTAATTCTTTTCTTTTTCTTATTTCACTCCTGACTCTTTCTATTTCACCATAAGATTCTTTAAAATCAAATAGATATAAATCTTCTGTATTGTTTGTATTGTATCCATCCTTTATTGTTTTTTCTAAAGACTCTTCATAAGATTTTTCCATAGCACCACCATGTAAAACTTCGATGAGTTTGGTATCTTTAACTATGTAGTTAACAGGATATATAACTATTTTTTGTATTTCATCTATCTTTATTTTTAATGAATCTACTTCTATGTCTTTATTAATAGAACTAATAAAGTTTTTTTGATTTTCTTTATATTTTTTTATTCTATCATCAATTTTTTCTCTACTATTAGAACCATTTAAATTATTATAATCAGGGGATTTTTTTAATAAAGCTAATTTTGATTCTAAACCATCAAATTTATCACGTTCATCACCACCTATACTTCCTTTTTTTAAATCAGTTATTCTATTTTCAATTGCGGTAAGTGAACTACTTAAATTTGTTAAAATATTAAGTTGTTTTATATTATCATCATTGGTTTTTATTTTACCAAATTCATCACTTATTTTTTTAATATAGTCTAAAAAATCTTCAATAGATGTTAGTTGAGGATACTTTTTAACTAATTTACCATCACGTTTAATAGGTTTGTTATTTTCATCTAATAATGGCATATTTTGATATTCCTGTAGTTTGGTAGCCCCTATTTTTGTAAAAACAGTAGCTCTCATATACCCTAATAAGCAATCAGTTAATAAAGCATATGTGTAACCTATAAACTCAGTATCTATTTCAAAATTACCAGTACCAGAATTAAATGATGCATTCCATCTAGTTAAATGTAAACAGTATTTTACCGCTTTACCATAAAAACCTTTTACCGTTAAATCAAATATAGGAAATGGTAAGTCAAAAAACATTTTATACCTTGAATCATTACCCTTTGATAATAAAGCGTTACCTCTTATGTCTATGAATTTTATTTTTATAACAGGAGTATAAGCAGTATCAAAGGTGATATCTATTGACTCTATACCTAGAGTTTCTAAATCATTTTCTTTTTCACCAAATTTATTTTCAGTAAAAAAATTTGTACCTATTTCAGTGTAGTTAGTGGTTAAAGACCTTCTTTCACCACCTATATTGGTACCGTCTATAAACCCTATTGGTTTTGATGAGCCTGCTGTACTTGATACGTCCCCATTAATTAAAGTGGTTCTACTCTTTTTTATACTTGTTAATTTTACAGATATAGAAAAGTCTTCAGTATTTGGGATGCCTCTATCTGAACAATTAGGTTCTATGTAGATTAACCTATTCTCATCATCCGTTAATATTTTTTTATTCTTCGCCATAAAGTTTTCTATAAATTTCTACCGCATTTAAATACCTGTCTAATCCTGAGTTAAGTGGGTATGGAATTACTAGTATTTCTCTATTTTTTATACTAAATTCCAATCCACCGTATTGTGGATTAGCTAGTAGTATTAACCACCCACAATATGGGTTATTATAGTACTTTTGACTGACAATGTCAAGTCTTGTTTCACCAAGTTTATAAAGAATATTTTTATCTGTATTCCTTAATGGTATTTTAATACCTGGAATTGGCTTCATAGAACCATCACTTTTAAATTCTGAATACCTATCAAAATATTGAGCCATAATTTATTTTATTAATTAAAAATTTTATTATTAGTTTCTTTATTATAAATTACCCTACTTGATGTTTTGAAACCTTGTTTATCTTTCCACTCTAATACTAATTGATGTTCACCTCCTGGACAAGGTCTGGTTGACTGTTTTATATTTACCATATTATCACCCCTTAATTCTGCCATTCTTTTATTTAACTCAGAAGCCGTAGCTTTTTTCTCTTCATCAGTAGCGCCGCCTGCAGCTCTAGTCAGAGCGTCTCTAGTTTCTTGAGCAGTTGATTTTGTTCCTTCAGTTTGTCCACCTATTTCTAAATTACCAATATCTTCAAATACGGTAATTGTACAAGGATTTAGTAACTCTGCGTTTTCTATAAAATGACGATTAGCACCATTTTCAAAATAAAAACTACCTAATGTTGCTGGTATTGTAGGAAGGTCTGGTGGAGCGACTATCTCAAATATAGCTTCTTGGTCTTCTTTAGTAAGTGGTGGTTCACTTGATTTATTATCACCTTCAGTAAATGACCTACTTTCAATTAAAAATGAGGTATCGTTTATAGGTTTAGCTGTAAGAAAGCCTATAGTTCTTTTTGAATTATTTTGTGCGTTTTTAATGAAAAGTTGCCCATAGTATTCTCTCTGTAGACCTGTATCTGTTATTTTATCATTGTTAGTTACTTCTATTCTTAAGTAGAAAGGTATATCACCAAAAGAAGGTATTTGTTTACCAGAATCATCCAATACTGGTGCCGCTGAACCAGTATCAAAAGTAGATGGATTGTTATACTCAGAAATACTAATAGCTTTTAATATTTCTTGGTCGTTTGCAAGTGCTTTTAAGAAAGCTTCTTCTTCTTTTATATTTGCTTTTTGAGCCTCCTCTTCAGCTAGCTTTTTCTTTTCAAAAGCTAAAACTTCTTCTTGGTCTTTCTTTTCTGCTGCTAATCGGTCTGTTACGTCTTTAGAGAAAGGGAAGTTTCCTTCTTGTATTTCACCATCTACTATTCTTTCAGCTCTTGGGTCATATAATTCAGTATTTGCAAAGTAATTAAATGATATAGCGTTTTGTAATCTATTAATAGGTCCTTTCATACTTGACCCTCCGATAAATGCAAAACTTATATTTATATTTGCTATCATTGGTTGAACTCCTATACCTTCTGGATTTAAATCCCAAACAATAGGTTCATAGTCAATAGTTAAACTTTCTATTATTATTTTAGTATGATAAAAATCACCTAATCTAAGTATACATACTGGCGGTTTACCAAAAGCAAGATTATCTGGACTATCTGAACCATTAGTAGGTCCTTGCCTCATACATTGCTGTAGGAAGGTAAGTCTTGAATTAAATCCTTCTGGTGTTATAGCGTGAAATGCTGGGTGAAAGTTTTTAATTTTATCTTTAAATTGTGCATAAACGAAGTTGTCAGTTTCTTTTATACTTTCAAAATAATTGCATTCAGTATAAAACCTAGATAATGGTATTGTGAATTTAGGGTCAGGTTCATTAGGGTCACGTTTTGTAGGATTGGGATTAGCGTCCTTCTCTAATTTAGAGTCGTATGCTACACTAACTGTTACTTTTCTGTCTTCTTTACATTCTATAATATCTTTACTACTATCTTGTTTACACCCACTTTGTTGTATAGCTTCAGCTTTTAGAACTGTAATTCTTTTTTCATCTACACCTATAGTATCAATAATATGTTGTTTAAGATTGTCCCCTCTTTTTTTAGCTAATATCTTATTGGCTTCAAAATTTCCTTGAGGTGAGGCGTATCCTTTTATTGTAAATCTACAATATCTACAATTACCTTCTTTACTAATGAAATAATTATCTAAATCGTCTCCTGTTCTCAAATCCTCAAAACCATACCACCCGTCTAATTCCTCAATATCTGACATACTTAACTTTATCGAATTAGAGGTTCCGTTTAACCCGAAGTTAGTATTGTCAATATCAGTTTTACCACCATCTCTAGTTGTTGTTTTCATACCGTAAACAGTAGTGAAACCAGTAGTGGCATTAATTACCCCATCAACCTCTACGGTATCATATACAATACCTGAAGGGTGTTGTCCGTAGTCTATAAAATTACCATCGTAGTCACGTCCGCTCTCGTATGAATTTATGTTACTACCAGTAACAATAACACTTGAGTCATAATATGGTACTTCTGAATTATCATTTGGGTAATATATATTAAATTCAAATTTAGGTTTTACTTGTTTTGGTACACCGTTTATGTCTTTATTAGCTTCAGCTATTTCATACTTATCTTTTTCTTCATCAGATAGCACCCTGTTTCTTATTTCTTCAACACTCATTGCTCCAGCAAAGAATGAAGCATAATCCATATCAGTACCATCTCTAAAGAAATTTATATAATTAGGGTGGTCAACTACTATCTTCCAAGATAGTGTTCCACTTCTTTCTGTGTTATTATATGTGTATATTGGTTCACCTCTACCTATAAAATTAGTTCTATCGTAACTAGCTGAAACACTTTCGTTTATTGCTATATCATACGGTGGAAACCACATTATTCTACCACTTCTACCTGTTAATGGGTCGCCTGGACCTTTTTCACATGGCATTAATTTGGTTAGTGAGTCACTCCAAGCTAAATTCTCTAATGAAAACATAAATCTTTTTATTTTTTCACCTTTATACGGTCCAATTTGAACAACACCAGGGTCTCTTAATACTGATGATTCAATATTTAAATTTCTATCAACTCTTCCGTCAGGACTTAATGCGCTATGTTTTTGAAGGTCGTCATAAGAGTTGTAAGCATCAACAGTTGACCATGCTCTAGCAAACATATTGTCTGGTGTAGAATCTTTATTTAAATCTCTACCCCCATTTTTAAATACGGCACTACCTTTAGACATGTATCTTTGACCCGCTATTTCATAAGTGCTAGTTATTTCATCTAACTCACCTACAGGTATATTTGCTTTAACTCCTTTACCACTTACTAAAGTTCTCATTTTTCCAGAATTAAACAATTCTTGAGTTTTGAATAGGATTGTTTTTGGTTCTGTAAAATCTGTGCCGTTTAAAGCCGTATCGCTTATTCTGGCTAGTTTGTTATATAATTTGTCGCTCCATGTAAATTTTGAAAATAAAGGTGGTGTATTATCTATCGTTTCTACATGATGATTGAAAATTGTAGCTGGACCTTGATTAAACCCGCTATTTCTAACCATACCTTCTAAGTCATATGATGATTGAGGTACAGGGGTGTTTTCTTTTGTTTGACTTAAAATATCTTTAACAAAACCACTTTTTTCACCGTCATATAATGCATATAACTTAGCTTCAGAATCGCTTATTTTGTCATTACCTCCACCGTCAAAAGCTGGGGCGTATCCTTGTCTATTACCCGTAAAATTAGTGTTTATACTAGCTTTTACATTACCAAGTAAATAACTAACAGTGCCCTTACCTGTATTTTTTAAAATAGCATTAGCTCTTTGGATGTTACCTCCCCCTCCTATGTAGCCTTTAGTATCGTATGAAAATATATCAGCTTCTTTTGGTAAAAGACTTACTGGAATTTTAGCTCCAGTCATTCTTTCTAAGATATCAGCCCCAAAGCCTAAAGGACCGTCTTTAACTGTTATCTTATTGTTTGGAACTATAAGACTACCACCCATAGCTAAGCTTAATGGGTTTGTGTTTATTCTACCTAATGTTTCTTCTTGTAAATTAAAAGCTATATTATTACCAATAGCCATACCTAAATATTGAGGACTTATCTGCCCTAATCTAGTGTCATCTAAAGCTCCAGCACTAGTTAACAGTCTACCAGCTAATGAACTTCTAACGTCAAAGTCAGGTACGATACTACCTGAGTTAGGGTCAAGGCCTATACCGCCACCAGTCAAGACTGAACCTATTGCATCAACTAATTGAACTGAGCCTGTGTCACCAAAGTTAAGATTACCATTTTCATCTAAGTAAGATTTATACTGAACGGTAGCCATTGGCTGTGTATTTAAATCTACCCTAGTTTGTTTATCTACATCCAAATACATATTTTTGGATGTATTGAATTGTCTAATATTACCACCTTGAAATGGTCCGTTTTCTGGTACTGATTTTAACGTATAAGCTTCTAAACTTGGTGAATAAGTATTTGGGTCTAAGTCTAATGTAGCTAAAGCTAAGTCTACTTCAAATGGTAATAAATCTAAACTTACTTTTTCATATATATCAGCCTTGTATTGATTTTGAGTTATATTTAATTCTCTTCTAAAAGACGCATCATTTTCTGGACTATTTTGAGCACTAAATAAACTGTTGTTAATATAATCAGTATTAGTAACTACATTAGTATTTGAGTAATCTATAACTGAATTACCGTAATACTCAGGGTTACCCTCATTAAATATATTGAATACTGTATTTTCGTCTCTCCAAAAATCACTATCATTAGTTGGTGAGCTTATTGGACCAGTTGATACTATACCATAATCTACATCTACACTTGAGTAATCTATACCTATTCCTGTATAATATTCATCTTTATTTATTTTACTAAATATAACATTAGACTCCCTATATAAAACTCCATCTATTTCTATATCTTCAGAACCTTTAATAATACCTACACCATCACCTATAGAGGGTATCTTGTTAATACTATCTAACCATGAACTAAGACTGTTATTAGTAACAGTATCAACTAATAGGTTTCTATTTAATAATGCATCTCTAAAATCTGGAGAGAAGTTGTTTATGGTAAATGGTGAACTACCTGGCATAGTAAAATCTTTTATTATAAATACTATGCTAATGGAAAATTTTAGAAAATAAAGAATTTTAACTATTAAAAATAAATTCCTTATATTATTATATTATTATATTATTATATTATATATATATTATTATATTATATATATATATATTATTATATTTATTATTAATATATCTTATATTATATATATATATAAACAAAAATACTGTTTAAAATTACGTTTGTCAACACCTAAGTGATATTTTTTTTAAATTATGCTGGTGTAGGATTTAAAATACCTCCCGAAAGTACCATAGCAGCTTCCTCTTTAATCTTAGTATTTAAATTTCTAATAAATGATTTATTATCAATAATCTTCTTAGCTATATCGTTATCAATACCAGTTGCATTAATATTAATATTAATATTAACATCATCAAATTTATGATTTACATCACCACCACCATTTAACTCTTTAGCAGCTTTATGTAATTGACCTTCTTGTGTTGAAGCTAATATAGCTCCATCGTTCATCTGCATGAACTTATCATTAGGATGAAACTTGATTATACCATCTTTAACCTCAGAACCATCATACCTACGTTGTTTTTCACCATACATAGCATCACCAAGTCCACCACCAATAGCATCTCCACCCATAGCCCCTAAAGCACCACCAATAAGACCACCAATAACAGTACCTATAACAGGAACCACACTACCTATAGCAGCTCCAGCAGCCGCACCTCCCCAAGCGCCAAGTCCAGCGGTTATACCTTTAGTAGCACTTCTACCAACATTTTCTTTAGTACCTATACCTAGTTCTTTATTCTCTTGATACTCACTATAAGCCGACATACCTCCAGCTAATAATCCTAAGCCCATACCAGCACCACCACCTCTAGCCATACTTCTACCAAGACCTCTACCAGCTCTCAACCTCATAGCTTTACTATTCCTAGCAAGTCTACCTAATTTAGTCTTTTTTCCACCTAACATACTACCAAGTCCACCGCCGCCGCCAGCTCTAGCTGTAAGATTAAAACCCTTACCTAAACTCATTCCTCTAAGTACCCAAGTACCTAATTTAAAACCTATAATACCAGCTAAAACGCCCTTAGCACCACCCCATTCAGCTAATTTCGCTATAGGTTTTACCAGATATTTTTTCAACACACCTCCTAGGTCACCTATATCTCTAATAAAATTTTTCATAACCTCTACTAGACCACCTTCTTTTTGAGCATCAGCCATCATCTGCTGCAATGGTTCTACAGCAGTCCTAAGTCCTTGCGCTAATGGTAATAATAATCCTTGTAGTTCTTTTTGTATGTCGTCAAAAATATCAAGAGCAGTTCTAGCATCTTCACCTCTCTTTTTAAGACTTTGGTCTTTCTTTCTAATCGTCTCTAAATCCTTATCACTTAAATCTTTTAATTCTCTAACTTCATTACCTACCTTTATCTCTATTTTCCCATCTTTACCTATATTAGCAAAAGACTCAACCATAGCTTTATCTTTTTCAGGTATATTAATAGGGGAAGCCGAACCAATCATTTGAATCTTTTTTTGTTGAGTAGCCATTTCCTGTAACTTCTCAACACCAATGCCAGTCATGTTAGCAATCTCCCTCATTCTATCACGAGCAAGACCACCTTTCACGTCAAAAGTACCATTTTCTTTGTTGTATTCTACAAATTCAGATGTAGCTTTACCTATATCTTTAGCAAAACCAGCAAAATCATTCCTAGCTTTAAACATCAACTGCATAGGGTTAGCCATTTGAGCAAACGCACCTCCCATGGTGGATAATTTAGCAGACAACTCAATAGCACCTTCAGGTCTAAAAACCTTGTCAGCTAACCCAGCTATACCATCCAAGTCTAATTTAAGTCTCAAAGCCTCACTAGTCATTTTAGCAAGCCCCTTAACCCCATTTTTAAAATTATACTTTTGAGCAAACTTTAAATTCTTTTGCATTGACTCCGCAGCCGCAGCTGAGTTTACGCCCATGCTATCGGCTATATTCATGGTTTCCTCAATCAAGTCCCTACTGGTCCCTACACTAGCTCCAAAATTATCCATAGCGCCAGCCATACCTACAGCAAACTGCTCACCAAGTCCAGTACCTTGAGATAACTCACCCATAGCCACAAGACCTTCTTTGGTTAACATAACAGACCTACCAATCTCCTTACTATAACTTCCTTGCATTTCAGCTAGTTTAGTTATACCAATACCCATAGATTGAGTTGCTAACCCAGCATCTTGAAGATTATTAGACATATCTTTGAACGCAGGTCCAGCAACACCCATACTACGAGCGGTGTTTCGGATTGCCTTATCCATATCAAAGATACCGTACTTTTTAAGGTTGTCCCAACCCCATTTTTTAGTGAAATTAACTGCGGATTTACCAATAGCTTTAAGTTTATTACTCTCCTTAACCATGGCTCTCATGTTAGCCAACCCTTTCTCTTGTTGTTCTAATTCATGTTTACCTAAAGCTATTTTTTCACCTTTTTCTATTTTTATTTTTTGAATAGCTACTAATTCTTTTTTAAGAATTTCTAGTCTCTTCTTATCAGTTTTAGCACCTTTCTTTTTCTCCTCTTCAATTTCTTTTAACTTAACCTTTTCGTCGTTTAAAGCCTTTTTCTCTTGCTCTTTTAATTCATTAATACGTTTTTGGGTATTGTTAATATCTTGCTTAACGGCTAAGATATCTTTTTGCATATCAAGCTGAGCCGCAAGACTTGTTTCTAACTTTTTAGCTCCAGCATTAATCTGCTTTTGCTTCGCAATCATTTCGTCAAAGTTCTTTTTAAAATCGTCTGCTGCCATAACTTATTTTTCCTTAGATGTATTCTTTATAATTTTTATTTTGTCTTTAGCTATTTCTTCTCCTTTGGCTCCGTTTTTATCATATAACACAACTACAACCTCAATAACATCTTCTTTACCAAATGATTCAGTATTATACAATCTAAGTCCATAATTAAAACCATCAACTCCTTTACCGTAAAGCTTCATGTATTTATCAGTTGATTTATACTTACCAACCTTAGCGATAAGATTACCATTCTTATCTTTAACTGCTTTTTTAAACTTTTCTAAATCAGCTAATTGCTCATCACTCCTAGTTCCTATTGGTTCTAATTTACCTTCAAATTTAAATTCAATCTCACCATCTGTCTTTAATTTACCATACGCATCACTTCCTTTATCATCAGCATTCCACTTGTCAAAAATTTCTTGACTAGGTATAATACCTTTTTTTCTAGCAACACCCATAAATGTAAAAAAATCTCCAGGATTATTCTGAATCATCCTTTTCAATATATCATCTTCTTTAACTGCCTTTTCTATTTCCTCATCAGATAACTCTACCTCTTCTTCTTCTTCACCCTCTTTATAATCCTTATCTTTATCATAAGGTCCAGCAACATAAAACTGCATTATACTAGCAATAGCGTCATCTTCTTTAGCTCTAACACCATCTTTACTCTCGTCTTTAAAAGTTTCTATATCAAGAGTAAACATTTTAAATACAGCCTTACTTTCTTCGTCTATAGTTATACTTTTTTTATCTATAATAAAAGTTGAGTCTTTACCTACTAAATGTTTGTATATATTACCAGACTCACCTTCAACACTTAACACTTCAAAATCAACTGTTTTACCAGCTCTTGAGGTTACATGTATTATCACATTACCATCTTTTATATTATTAGCTATTTTACCCTCTTTATTTTTTTTACTATTCTCTTTATAATCACCAATAATTATATTATATTTATAATCAGGTTTAATTTGATTAAGTGTACTAACTACCGAAGTCATAGAATCAATTTTTCCTTTAGGTTTAGACTTGTCTTTAGAATCATCTTTAGAGGTATCGTCAACTACCGATAATTTTTTCTTAGCGTTATCAGCTAGATTACAATCTTTTTCACCGTCTACATATACATCAACTTTAGTTATATTATTAAATGTAGAACTTCGCCATAACTTAGTGTCTCCAAGCGTACTCCATAAATCTTTTTTATCTTCAACACTTTTATCTTGTGCTATTTTATATTTTAAACTATCACCAGAATACCCACTCTTATTAATATAGAAATAAGCATTTTTATAAACACCATTATTACAATTAATCATTATTAACCCATTTGAAGTCATAGACATTACTCTAAAGTGTAAAGTACTATGTCTACTATCATCCATATCTATTTTAACAATATCGAACTTTTTTATCTTACTAAAGTTATCACTTAAATCAGACTCATTTAAAAGTCTATTATATTGAGACTCTGTAACAACTATTTTTCTTTTCTTGTTGTTAAATATTCTATTATATTGAGATTCACTTAATACTAATTTCATCTTAAACCTTTTATTATAAATATCTGATATAATGAAAAATACCTAACTAAATTAATAGTTAGGTATTTATTACATTTTAATACATATATCTTATTATTTTATATATACTGGTACAATTGCAAATTCTGATATTTCATCTATACTATTGCAAAAATCTATAGCTTCTTCTTCAGTTTCAAAAGTACTATCACCTTCGTTATAAATAGGGTTATAAAACACTGACATATTATTAGTATATAACCCATTACTCTGAATAATTAAAACTTTATATTTTTTCATATATTATAAATATAAAAATTACCCAGTTAAATCTAAATTACCGTCTTTAAATTTAGACTTCAACTGTTGTCCACCAACCTTTGTCGTCCTAGACCCTTTAGCGTTTTTATTATTCATACTCTCCATACGCTCTTCCACAGCTTCATGTTCTTTTTGTTTATCGTCTATCAATTTAAGTAAAAAGAACCTTCTTTCACAGGTAGGGGCTGATAATACATCTTGGTAAGTCATACCAACATGTTTAATACAAGCGAAAATTTCCTCCCATAAATTCTCCTTGAAACTAGCGGTTAGGCCAAAAAAACCTTTGTGTAAAGGGAAGAAACGTGTCAATGGACCCACCTCCAGGAGTCCTAACGCTTATTTGTAGGTCAATATCACATGTTATTGTAGAAACAAAATTTCTTAATTTCTGAGCGTCTAAAATACGCATACTATTTACAAAGTTCTTAATAAACAATCTATCCTTACTTCCGTCAACATCAACAATTTGTTTTTCTAATATTAATGTTTGCTCTTCACTAACGACACCATCTGGCGTATTACTTATAATTTCTTCTAATTCGTCAATATCTCCAGTCGTTAATAATTTAAACTTAACTACATTTTTAGCTAACGGTAATTCAAAATTATAAAAACCATCATCAGAAGGGTCAACCGTTAATTCAATAGTTTTTAAACTTGAAAGATTTACTTCATGTTCAAATTCATCACCGTTTTCATCAGTCATAGTCACTGGGTACATTTCACCGTAACCAGTCGCTCTAAGCCAAATCATAATCGCGTTTCTATCTCCAGGTATTAAATCCTTATATCTTAACCCAGGTTCAAGTAATTTTCTATTAATTAATATTTCTAAAAAGTCACCACTTTCAACCAAGTTAGGTGATGTTAAAATATTCTCATCAGCAGTAGTTAAATAAGCAACCTTAACACTTTTTTTATTACCTGGATAAAACTTACCCTTAGAAGGTAATGGTATAACATCATAAGGTTGATTCATTTGGGGCTGACTAATAGATTCAATATAAGGGTCCTTACCTTTACCTTTAGAATCACCAGAATTATCATAACCACCATAATTAGGAGGTACAACAGGTGGAACAACAGGCGGTTCTACTTTATTAGCAGCCTGAACTGACTCTTTAGTCTGAGACATCAACTCGTCTCTTCTGGAATACAACTCTTCAGAAGCCTTAGCGTTCTTAGCTAATTGCTCATCTCTAAGTTTCATTTGTTCAGCCGTTCTTTTTCTCATTTCCTCAACAGCCTTAGCTTCACTTTCTGAAACACTAAAATTTTGAACATTATTTTCTTGATTCACTTGTTCAGTAACCTTAGAAGTGTTTTCATTTGCGGACGAAATCTGTTCAGCACTTGGAAAAACATTAGGTTTTTTATCACTCATACTTAAAACTTTTTTTATAATTATTATTTAGTAATGTAACATATAAATATCATAAGTAAAGTTTTTAAATAAAAAAAGACCAAGTTAATGGTCTTTAATTTAAAATATTATAATAGTTAATATTATAATATGTTTTTAATTATTTATTAATTTTTGAAGTTCTTTAGGGTGTTGTGCAAGTAATATCATAATTTCTGGATACTTAGTAACAATATCGGATATTTTATTACCCATATCTTTAATCAACTTTTCATTATTAATTATAAAATTGTACAACTCATCACTAGTACCATTATAGCTAGGGTCGTGAACTAATTTAGTAGCCACAACATTTGCCATACCCCTATAATCATCACTTTCATTTAAATTATTTTCATTTATAGGTTTATCATTAATTTCTTCATATGGATGCGATTCTAAGTCTAACCAATCTTTAGAAGAACCTAAAACTTCATTTAATGTTTTCTTAAATGTTTTGTAATTGTGTGAACCATACTCTTCCTTTAATATCTCACCAACAGCAAGTGCAAAATTTTCAACATCTAAATTTTCATCAATTTTTAAAATTGAGTTATTTATTTCTTGAGCGACTTCTTTATAGTTTGTAGATTCAGTAATCAATTCAATTCCAGATAATCTTCTAAATTCGTTTAACATTTTCTTATCCATAATATAAGGTATTTATATATAAATATTGTAGTAAATACAAAAAAACCACTTAGTTGTAGCGATACTACTAAGTGGCTCAATAGCCGTAGCTATAACGGTCCTAATCCGTATATTTTTAATTTATTAATTATTATTAGAATAATAATATTGCTCTATCAAACCTCAAATCAGCCGTAATATCAGCAATACCATCATCATCAAAAGATAAATCACCAAAGTTAACGTTAGTCAACATAGACTGCTGTAATAACCATTTTTCAATTACTACACCAGTTGGGTCAAGCATTTCTAATTCAACATCTTTCTTATAACCAGCAGCATAACCTTGCCTACCTGTAATAGATTCAGACTGTAACCTAACCCACTCCATTATAGCTTGAGAAGCAGAAGGACCTATAGGGTCTCTAAACGTAACAGAAATTGACTCCCAAGTAAATCTACCAACTACCCAAGTAGAAGTATTTAAGAATGGTATCTCCACCTCATTTTGTGAAATAGAAGGTCTTGAAGCGGAAGCCAACCACCATTCCTGTATTCCTAAATCTGCAGGAAATCTCAATAGCCATCTATTTTTTTTCTTTGGCTCGTAAGTTCCTGGCATTTTCATTAATAAATCTGCCATAATTTTGTTTTTTTAAATATTCATTATTTTAAATAAAAGTCTTTGCTTTATTAATAAATATCTAGTTTTTAGAAAAAAATTAAAAAAAACATTCTAATATTTGCTTTATACGTTTTTTTATTATATATTAAGGTTATGAAAGTATTATTATCTATTTCTTTATTTATTATTTCACACCTAATGTTATCACAAACAGGTATGGATAGCTTAATATTTAGTGAAATAAATAACGTAAGAACTAACCCTAAATCTTATATACCACTTATAGAAAATTATATTCTTACCCAAGAAAAAATGAAAATTTTAATCAGAAAAGGTAAGTTTAAAACCACTAGTATATCTGGTGTTATGACAAGTGATAATAAAATGAAAAACCCTAAAACAATTAGTGGTATTTCATGTGTTAATAGAAATATAATGGCAGCAAAAGAACTTATATTAGAATTGAAAAAAATAAAAAAACTTAATTCATTAATTTTTAATTCATATATGGACAGTATAACTGATGAGCATGGAAAATACTTAGACAGTGTCAACACTAGAGGTCATTACGGACCTAATAAAGAAACACTTAGTAATAGATTTAACTCTCTAAATTTAAGAATAATATCTGAAAACGTATGTAGTGTAGGTTCATTTATTTATAAAACACAAAATGTTAAACCTATAATTATAAATCTACTAGTAGACGCTGGAATAGATAACAGAGGTCACAGAAGAAACATACTAGACCCTAAAGTAAAATTAATAAGTATATACATGAGTAAAAAAACTTGTGTACAAAATTTTGCCTTTTAATCAAAACCTGGACAAGGTATTCCTTTCCCTTTTAGAAAGTTGAATTTACAAGAATTTTTACGACTATTAGTATTGGACTTACCTTTACTACCTTTACTTCGTCTAGAACCTGTTTTTTCACCTTTTTTAATTAAAACAAAATACACATCTTCAGTAATTTTACCTACTGTAGCATCTGAAGGTAATCCAGCTACATCGTAACTAACATCTATAATAACCCTAACGTACCTTGCAGAAGGGTCTTGAGGTGTTTCTGCATTATCTTCACCCTTACCTTGCTCCCACTTAATATCTTGCTTTACAACAGAGCTATCAACGCCTAAGCTGGTTATATAATCTTTAACCTTACCATTTCTAAGTGTTGACAAACCTTCATTACCACCCTTACCTATAGCATCAACTAACTTAGGCTCTAATTCTGGAGATATACGTTGTTTATCAGTGGAAGATTCTATAACTATTGAATTTATAGTACCACCGTTTAATTCTATAACCTTAATAATATCACTTAACTCAGAAACTGTTTGATTATTTAATTCAAATCTACCTTCATCAAATAAATTACCAGAAAGGTCAACATTTAAAGTAGTATCTAATGTAGTCTCAGCTGGTAATTCACTAATTAAAGTGTCTTTAGTTAAATTAAAACTCTTAAGTACGTAACCCTTTCCAATTTTTTGTTTTGCTGTTTTATAATAGCTAGTCCTAAAAGTGTCTATTTTAGCATCACTAACTCCTAATAATTTTTGTAAATTAGCTTGATTTAAATCTATATCCGCTTTATCGAAATACTTAACAAGTTCTTTATCTCCAGACTGTAATCTATCTTGAACTAACTCAGCAGCTTTTATATGGTCAGAACTAATATCTTCCTTTTGAGCTTTAATTCCTGATATACTACCAAGTGTCATTAAACCAACCAACATCCATTCTTTAATACCCTCTTCTAGAATTTCAGAATCTTTATTTTCATTTATATGATTTACAATTAAACTTAATTGATGTTCTGTTATTTTTATTTTTTTAGCCATTATATTAGGTTATATATATAAATATATTATTAAAACAAAAAAGCCCCATATAGGGGCTTTTTTATATTATGTGTTATTTATTAAATATCATCAAAACTAGCACCAGTAGGCATAATATTGAATTCTAATGAAATAAACTCTAACGCTCTAGTAGGCTTTAAATAAATCTTACCAACCAATTCATTTCTGTCAATTGATTCTGGGTCATCATCTAACACTACTCTAAAGTCAGTAAGTCCTCTCTCACTTCTAATATTATCCAAAATTGGATTAACAAGAGACAAGAATTGATTTCTTACAACATCATCGTTTTGTTCAAATAAAAGTCTAATAGATACAGCAGAAATAAGTTTTCTAGCTTGTAACAATAGTCTTCTAACATTAATTCTATTAAGTGCAGAATCTTTAATCTGAAGGGTTTTATTACCCCAAATCTTAACACCTTCTGAAGCGAAAGTAGCTATTGGGTTAATTCTACCGTCATAAAGAACATCTCTATCAGTTTGAGTTAACTTAACTCTAGCTTTAATAGCATCAACATCACCTCTTTGTACACCAGCAACCGCAAACCAAGGGAATGCAATATTATCAGTTAAAGCAATGTTTCTTACAACATCTCTAGTAGATGGCATATAAACATATACATTATTTTCAGCGTCATTAACTTGAATCCAAGGCCAATACGTTGCAGTATAGTTACTATCAAACTCATTACTTAATGTATCAACAACATCTTCAGGTAATAAAACATCACCAGAAGCGTCAGTATCAGGTGTTGTTGCTATATAAAGCGAATCCGCTCTATCTTGCTCCACCATTTCTATAGTTTCCTCAATTAAGTTAGTATTATCAAAAGTATCAATACCTGGAGTAGTTAATACGTTAATATTTACTGCTTCTGGATTCTTCATAGTCCATATAGCTTCTAAATAAGCGTAGTAATCAGAAGTAGTACCCTGGTCACCATTACTAACAGCCTTAGCTTTAAACGCTAGAGTTCCAACACCTGCGTCAGATTTAACACCTCCACGCTGATAACCATCTGTATTAGTTCTTCTAGTTCTATACTTGTCCCATCCATCAAAACCACCATAAGGTGCAAATGTGAATTTTCTAGCAAAAACTTTTTCATAATCAGTTCCAGCAACTCCAGTTTCAGTTCTAAACCTAGCATTACCAGTTTCAAACTTAAATACTGGACTATACGTATTACCAGAAGCGTCAATAACAATTTCTACATTATCAATTGTAGCTCCAGTTACATCAACATCCATATGGAATCCTTTAGTCATACCAGTCCAAATATTTTGAGTAGTAGAATCAGGTTTACCTTTATAGTCAAAGAAATCTTGGTCAATACCTTTAGTGTTTGAAAGACCTAAATAACTTTTTCTTTTATTTTCAAAAGCTGTATAACTTTTCTTATATTCAATTTCTGGTGTTTTAACACTGGTGTTAAGATTCTCGGTGTAATCTCTTACAGGGAATCCAACAAATCCAGCTGGAAACGCATCTGAAGTATCAGACTCTTCTTCTAATTCAATTAAAACATAGTTAGACCTAGAAGCAAACTCACCATCAAGTGTACCAATTCTTTTACTAATAAAATTACCAGAAGTTGGATTCATACTACACCTAGTAAATCTTTCTAAAACTACTGGTTTAGCATCAGTATCATAATAAGCTCTAATTTCAACGTCAAACTCTTTATCGTCTGGTTTAATATTCTTAATAGAAATTTTAAACTGATTATTTGCAGCATCACCATCTGATATTGTCCAAAGTCTAAAAAGCCTTAAAAGGTTTGTACCTCTAAGCTCTGAAACAACCCAAGGAGTTACAGCTGGTTGATATTGTACTTTATAATCCTTAAATTTATCAATATATTTAATTAGTGAACCAATGTTTATACCTCTAATTTGCTTATTAGTTATACCGTCATCAAACATATTTTCGAATAATTCTTCAACAAATAACTCTGTAGTACCATCTTGAGTACCTTTACCTAGTACACTACTAATATAATTCTTTTTAGTCCTATCAAAAGATAGTGAGTAATCAAAAGATTTTCCAACCGAAGTAGTACCAGTAATACCAAAATTACCTTTAGGGTCTGAATCAGCACCTATAATTGAAGAACTAAAATCTACATCGGTAGAACCTGTAATATTAAAAATTAATTGCTGAGCACCATTAAACTTACCTCTACTTCTTAGTAAGGTTACTAATTTATCTTCTACATTAGAATAACCAGTACCAGAATAATGAATAGTACTACCACTAGTCAAACCAGTTGTATTACCAAGCCCATCAGTTCCTTTTGTAGTGTACACAAAAGTAATAGCAGCACCAGAAAAAGTACCTGCAGTTTTTTGATACACAGGACCAATACTATTAACCGTAGTTGAAGTAACAGAAGCCCCTAAAAAAGCTAAATCACTAGTCAAAAGACCACCATCATATAACGACTGAACCAATGGGTCAGCCGAAACTACATTAGTTATTATATTATTTGTATTAGCTGTAAACTGAATTAAATTATTAACAGGGCTAGACGTAAAAGTAGAACTTACCGTACTAGTGTCTAACGCAGCATCTAAAGTAATTCCCCAAGCCAAACCAGCATCATAACCAGAAAACCCTAAAGCTCTAGTTACATATAATTGATTTGACTGACTAAGATAAGATTTAGCTATATAAGGTAATTCATACTTAGGAGAGTTATTTTCTTTAATTTTTGTAGCATTTAACCCACCAAAAAAAGATTTAAATTCATCGTAATTACTTACGAATATAGGTTGAAACGCTGGACCTTTAGTAGTTTCACCAACTAATCCAAGAGTAGTAACACCAACCTGACGTGTTACAAACGATAAGTCATTTTCTGAAGTGTAAACACCAGGACTCACAAATACTTTATCTGCCATTATTTTTTGT